TTAGTGGCCACGGCGTTGCTCCCTCTCCAGTTCTCGGGCGAGTTCCAGGCGGGTGACGCGGGCATTGGTGCGCATCAGGGCCAGGCCCATCAGCAGCAAGCCCAGGTTTCCCCCGGCCTGGATCGCCTCGATGATGATTCCGCCATCCGCCATGGCTCAGAACGCGCCCAGGATTTCGGCGATCATTTCGGGCGGAATGAAGGTTCCCGAGAACCAGGCCAGCACGCCCACGATGCCGTATGACGCGGCCTTTTTCTGTTTGTCGGTCAATTTCATCACAGGCTCCCCATGCTGCCGCTGTTCCAGCCGGTCTGTTGGTTGATGCGCTCGGCCACGGCGGCGATCTCGTCGGCCTCGCGGCGCCCGTAGGGCTCGATGCCGCCGCCCAGCGAGAAGTCCCAATCGCGGAAGTCCCAGGTGCCCAGGTTCCAGTCGAGCCAGGCGCCGGCGGCGCCCAGGGCGTCGGGCTGGACGGGGCGCAGGATGGCGGGGCGCTCGCCGGTGGTCAGCCGATAGAGCAGGTAGCCGCCGAGGCCGAGCAGGGCGACGGTGCCCAGGTCGAGGTTGATTTTCATGCCATGCGTACCCCTTTCATGATGGTGGCCGAGCTGTACGGCTGTTCGCCGTTCTCAAACTCGATGATTGCCCGCACAAGCTCGGGGCGGCGGGCCATCACGTCGATCTCGTCCCACACGCCGACGCCCAGGGCGTGGGCGACGTGCTCGGCGTAGGCGTTGGTCGGGTTCTCGTGGCTGGGCGCCCAGCGGTTGATGATGCCCATGACGTTGGTGATGCCGTGGGTGTTGGTGTAGGTGTCGAGGACGCGGGCGAGTGCGCGAATGCCGTACTCCGGCGCGGTGAAGCGCATGAAGCGGCCATCTGAGGGCGGGTCATCGAGTCCCTGCCAGCGGGTGCCGGTGTACTCGATGTTGCCGGGGTTGTTGTTGCGGATGCCGCGGGGCTGTGCCATGTCAAAAATGCTCCAGTCGAGGGTGTCACTGATGCCGGGTATGGTGTGGTCGGTGTCGTCCTCGGCGCCCAGCCAGTCGTCGAGCCAGCCCAGGTTGAGGCGTCCGTCGCTCAGCTCGTGGCTTTGGCGGTTCGTCCACCAGTCGCCGAGCAGCGGCACGCCGCCGCTGTCGTCAAAGGCGCCCTGCGTGGGCTGGTACGGCACGCCCGAGGTGCCGAAGGCGCGTGGCTGGCGGCCCAGCAGGTACCAAGCACCCCCGGCCAGCAGGGCAAGCCCCAGGACGGCGCGAATCATGCGGGCTCTTCCCCGGTCGGCTCGGCGGCGGCGGCTTCCAGCGCGGCCAGATGGTCGGCGTGCTGCTGGTCGGCGTCGGCAAAGGCGGCGTCGATCTGGGCGCCCAGCTCTGCGGGAATGTCGGTCACGCGCCCGGTGAACGGCTCGCGCTCGATCCAGCGGGCGCCATTGTGTTCGCCCACGAAGGCGACGCCCTCGGCGGCGAGCGCGGCGGTATCGACGGTGTAGTGCGTGCCCAGGGCGACGAATACCAGCCCCTCGGCGGTGATAATCTGGCGTGCAGGTGTCATATCGGCCCCTTATGTCTTGATGGCGTAGAGCATGGCGACGTTACGCGGGCGGGTTTCGCTGCCGCCGCTGTTGCCCACGCTGACGCTGTGCGAGTGGTTACCGTTGCCGTTGATGCTCAGGCTGTGCCAGTGGTTGCCGGCAGCTCCTGTTGTTTTCGCTGCATTGTCACCGCCAGCCCATGAGCCGTTATTCAGGTTTCCATCATTGGCGTTTTGTCCGGTATACGAATGGCTATGACTGCCGGTGCTGTTGGTGCTGCCGCTGTGCCCATGGCTGCCGGTGCTGTTGGTACTCGCGCTGTGGCTGTGACTTTTGTTGTCATCGCCTTGGCTGCTGCCCAGCCCGCGCCCGCTGTCGACCCCTCGGCCATCGTCCAGGCCGCGCACGAACTCGCCGCGCAAGTCGGGCAAGTTGAAGGTGGTCGCGCCGTCGCCGGCGCCGTGGGTTTCGCCGATGGCAGCGAATAGGCGCGGGTAGTCGGCGCGGGCCACCTCGGCGCCGTTGCACTTGAGCCAGCCGCGCGGCGGCGCGGCCATGGCAAAGGTTTGTACGGCGCCCGGCTCGGCGCCTGCGGCGGCGGCGGTCAGGCGGGCCATTAGACGACCTCCGCGACATGCAGCACGTCGCCGGCATCGCCGCCCACCTCGACGGCGCCGGTCACGTCAAGCTCGAAGGTGTCGCCGGGCTGGATCGGTAGCCCGGCGATGGTCACGGCCTGGCCGTTGTTAATGCTCGCGCGCATGACCAGTTGCCGGCGGTCGGGGTTGGCCGGGATCGTCTCGCCCCCGGCAATGTCGCCCACGGCTTGAATCGTGGCGGCGGCGTCGAGCGCCACGCTGCCGGTGGTGCGGTTTGACTCGAACTCGCCGGTGCCGGCGATCAGCCTGACTCGCAAGGTCACGCCCGAGTCATTGCGAATGCGCAGGGTGTCGAAGGGGCGCACGCGGGCGCCCTCGCCCCCCTGCACCTCGAAACTGTCGCCCCGGCTCGTCTCGACGGTGACGCGCCCGCCGCTGGCGTCGGTGACGCGGAAATATTCGCCCACCGCCTGCACGAGCTGCTGCGCGCCGGGCTCGATGTTGAGGACGTAATCGCGCAGCGCGCCTCGGTTGCTGTCGCTCATGCCTTGATGCCTCCCTTGCTCGCCCAGGCGATGCCCACCAGGGTCACGCCAGCCACGGCGGCGACCCACATGACGGTGCGGGTGGCCTCGGCGGCGTTGCCGGTCTGGGCGCGTTCGGTGTAGTTGGCCACGAAGTCCATGGCGCGCTGCGATCCTTCCTCGCCGGCCTGCGCCACCTCGCGGGCGAGGTTGATGGCGTCGCCGCTGACGTTCTCCATGCTGTCGAGGCTGTCGCGGTTGATCGACACGGTGGCGTCCAGGGTGCGGCGGGTCTGCTCTTCGCCGGCCTCGGTCACGTCCTGCACGCCCGCGCCCAGCACGTCGGCGATATGCTCCAGGGCCAGCGCGTCGGCGCGCTCGATGGTGACGCGGTTGTTGTTGCCGTGGACGTTGCCTTCGCCCTGCTGGCTGACGTTGGTGGTGTTGTACGTCCGGCGCGTGCTGCTTCTGCTGCTACCGCCCATGTGCGTAAACCCTCTCGATCTCGGTGAAGCCCAGGCGGGCGAGCAGGCGGCCCAGCGCGGGGCGGCGGGTGTGGAACCTGACCGACCAGCCCTGACGCTCGGCATGCTCGACGATGGCGGCGACCTTGCCGGGGGCGTCCTCGCCGGCCCCGCCGACAATCACCAGCTCGGGGCGCTCGGGGCGCGGTTCCAGGCGCAGCACGATGCGGCTGCCGTCGTCGTAGCGCACCAGGCGCGACGCGCCGGCCTCGATCTCGGCGGCGACCGTCTCGGCGTCGTCGCCGAGTGCCGGGGCGAGGATCGCCGCATCGCTGGGGGTCAGTTGCGCCATACCCACAGCGCCCCCAGGGCCACCGCGCCGATCACTGCCAGCTCGACCCAGCCCAGGCCGTTATCCTTGCGTACGCGGCTGCCCCTGGCGTAGTAGTCGCCCACGGACATACCGCCCATGCCCGACACGTCGCCGGTGTCGGCGGCGCTCGACGGCCCCGCCGCGCCCCCGGTGACGTTGGGCATCGCTGGCATCGCCATGCGTCACCCCCTCGCGATCAAAAACAGGCCCGCCAGCAGGGCGCCGCCGACCATCAGGTGCGCCGGGGTGAGGCCGGCGCCGCCGGTCAGGCCGGTGCCGGCCTGCTGCGGCGCCTGGCTGCCGCTGGGGTAAGTGGCGGTGTCGCGGGTGGCGGTCTGGCTGGCCGCCTGGCTTTCCTTCATGCCCTTGACCTTCTCGACCGTCACCCAGGCGCCCAGGGCGTCGCCGAACAGGCCGCGCCCCGCTTGGGTCAGGTCGCTGATGCCGCCCCAGGAGTAGCCGGTCGACACCTCGTCGTTGATGTTGTCAATCCAGCTCATGGGCTGGCCCTCCGGTCAGATGCCCGCGAAATTGTCGAGGTATTCCACCAGCACATCGACGGCCCCGGCGGTTTCCAGGGTGAGCCGGAATCGCTGGTCTTGAATCTCGCGCGGGTCGGTGGCGATGGACTGATAGACGTCGCCTTCCTGCGTCCAGTCGACGGCCAGGTAGGTCGCCTGCGGGGTGCGCCCCGCTTCCTTCTGCAGGAATTGCAGCAGTGCCTTGTCGCCCTCGACGATCTTGCGGGAATTCTGCTCGACCTCGACGCGGCTCACGTCATCGGCGGTTTTCTTGAAATGCACGGCCATGAGGCGCGGGCCACGCGGGATATTGTCGATCTCGAAGGTGCCGGCGGTGGCCGAGCTGTAGGTAAACCGCTTGATCTTATTCAGCATGCCCAGCGGCTTGGGGTCGCTCTGCACGGCATGCGCGGTGATCTTGGGGTTCGCCGCGGCGGCGTCGATATCGAGTTCGAGTTGCAGGGTCGACACGCGCCCGTTGCCCTCGCGGTCGCCGGTGCCGATCCCGGTCAACCGCTGGTGTTCGAGGCGCTGCATTTCGGGGCGCACGAACCACAGGGTGAGGTGGCCGGCGCTGTCGTGGCGGCCATAGTATTTATTGAGCGCGGCGGCCTGCTCGGCGTCGGCGAACTCGATGACGGGTTTGCCGTCGATCAGCAGGCGGATTTGTTTCATTTGCGCCCGGGTCACGCCCGAATAGGCCAGGATCAGCCGTTCGTAGGTGCGCCCGATGGGCATGTTTAGGGTCGCGGTGCCGCCGGCGCTGACATTTGACAGCGACGGCATCCGTTGGGTGAGGCGCATTGGCTGGCTCCCTTACTTGACGATGTTGGCGGCGGTGCGCAAACCGGCTTTTCGCAGGCCGTAGGCGCCGGCCCCGATGATCACGGCGGCGGTGATGGAGCTGATAACAATGCTCCAGTCCAGGTTGTCGCGGTATTTCTGCACTACGTCGTTCATGTGCCCTGCCCTCTGGCGTGGTAACGAAAAAAGCCCCCGACGCGGGGTGCTGTCGGGGGCAGGTTTGCCGTTCCTTCGGCCATCGCTCAAGTATCAGTCGGTCAGTTCGGTCAGATATCGGCGCTTGCCGTGGAATTCCAGGCGGTGAAACGTCACGTCCGCGCCCCGCTTGCGCACGTAGTGCAGGTTGTCGATGCCGGCGATGCGGTCGGCGGGCAGCGCGGTCAATCGCTCCATGTGGCGCAGGTCGGTCGCCTCGACGCGGCCTATCCAGTACTCGGCGCACTGGGTATAGACGGTTTTACTGATCTCGGTCCCGCGCTGGGTGGCGAGCGTCAGCCCGCCGTTGTACTTGCGGGCGCGGCGGATCAGCTCGCCGAAGGCGGGCGACGCCTTGCCCGCCGTGGGCGACACGTCGGCCAGTTCCTCCACCAGCAGCTCGGTGGGGCGTCGGCCATCCAGGGCGGCGAAGGCGAGCCCGCACCACCACTCCCAGGTCTTCAGGTCGTTGGCCCCCGCCCACAGCAGCCGGAACGGTCGCCCCGACCGTAGCGCAGCGGCCACCGCCTTGGCGTAGGCGGCGCGGCTGGCGTAGTGGTGGCCGGGGTGATCCTCGTCGGTGTCCCAGCCGAGCAGGCACACCCCGCTGGCGGGTATCAGCTCGCGGATTAGCTGGCTTTTCCCGGCCCCGGTGGCGCCGATCACCAGGCGGTGGCGGTTGGGCAGGCTGGTGTCAGGATTGACCGCCATGGGCGCCCTCCCCCGCCTGCTGCTCGGCCTGGCGCTCGCGCTCGGCGTCCTCGGCGCGCCGCGCCCGGTAGGCGCCCACCAGCACGCCGCCGATCCACAGCCCCGCGCCCAGGTAGTGCATGTAGGGGCGCAGCCACTCGGGCACCTCGCCGGAGAAGTCGCGGGCGACCGGCAGCATCACGTCCTCGCCGTGGGCGCGGCTTTGGCTGTCCAGACCGTGGCCGGGGTGGATCAGTCCCGCCGCCATTTCCACGCCCTGCACGGCCATTTTGGCCAGGGCGCGGGCCTGCTCTTCCTGCGCTTCGCCGTCTTCCCACTCGCCGGGGTCGGGCTCGGCCTGCGCCTGCTCGGCCTGTTCCTCCCACTCGGCCTGTTGGGCGAGCGCCTCGATCTCGTCGGCGGCGTCGGTTCCTGCGTGGGTCGCTTCGAGTGTCATGTCGGGTTCCTTGTCGGTCAGTGGGTGGCCAGGATCACGCCCAGGCCCAGGGCGCCGAGCAGCAGCAGGCCCACGCCACGCGCAGCGCTGGGTCGCTCGGTCGGTTGCGCCTCGGTCGCGGCGTCGCCCTCGGGCTCGGCCTCGCTCGGGTCAAAGTCCGGTTTCTGGCCGCGCTCGACGGCCTGCGGGACGTTGGCGGGGCGAATGGGCTGCGCCCCAGCGTGCCAGTCCGTCTCCCGCCACAGCCGGCCCTGGATGGCGGCGCCGGTGGGCTGCATCAGCCCGCACTCGGCGCACTGCCAGTACAGGTGGGCGCCGCGGCGCTTGGTCTGGCGCACGTCGGCTCCCTCGGTTGCGCAGGTCGGGCAGGCGATGGTGCCCAGGCTGGGGTTACTCATCGGCGGCGCCCTCCATGCGGGTCAGCTCGCCCCGTACCAGCTCGCGGCGGGCCAGCTCGTCGGTGATCTCGGCCATCAGCAGGGCGGCGTTCTTGATGGTGCCCATGGCGGCCATGGCCGGCATGCCGGCTATGGCGCGCTGTTTGTCGGCCAGTTGGGCGCGGCGCTGGGCGAGTTCGGCGTTGGTCATGTCAGTGCCTCTCGTGCTTGGGTGGGGGTGATCTCTCCACGGGCGAGCATGCGCACCACGGCGGCCTCGCCCTCGTCGATCAGCTCGCGGTGGCGGGCGGCGTCCTCGCGCTCGAGCCGGTGCAGGTCGGCGGCTCGGTAGTAGGCGGCGGCGTCCAGGGCGGCCTGGCGCTGGATGCGCTCGACCTCGGGGCGGGGTATCGGGGGCTTCATGCGGCGGTAGGATTCGGTGACGTGCCATTCCCACTCTGATAGTGGGGAGCTTTTCGGGCCGAAAACGCGGCCCGTGAATGTTGCGGCACGCGGCCCCGGTGGGGCCGGCGTACAGTTATTGACACGAGTCCAAGCGCCGCCTGCGGCGGCGAAGGTCAACCCCTCCCGGCTGTCGCCGGGGGCGCGGCGGCGCGTCTCCCAGCGGTGGCGCTGGGTCAGGCACTCGACGCCATGCACGACGATGCCCAGGGGCGATTCGACCGGCTCGCCGTAGGCGCCGGTCTGCAACTCGCCGTCACCCCTGCCGGTGTGGCGCAGGATGCGCCACGGCCTGGCGGGCTGATCGGCGCGCTTGGTCATCGGCCCGCCCATTTCGCGCAGGTAGCCCGCCCAGTCGCCGCTGTCGGCGGCCTTCCAGATGCGGCCCAGCACGGCCACGGCGGCGGCGTCGGGGTCGCGCTCTTCCATCCATTGCAGCAGGTCGGCGGCGTCGCGGATGCGCCGCGCCTGGCGCCAGACCGTGACCGACGGCAGGCCGAAAAACTGGAACTGACGAATGCCCCAGGTCGACGCCCACGCCTCGATGCGCGGGGCGCTGCTGGTCAGGTCGTGGCCGTAGGCGTCCAGATGGTCGCCGTCCACGGCGCCGCGCTCGAACTGCTCGCCGTTGATGTTCTTCGATATGTATTTCGCCACGTAGCCCGCTGCCGATCCCCGGGCGGTGTCGATCGTCACCGGCTTGAAGCGCACCTGCTCGCGGGCGGCGGCCTTCGCGTCGGTGTCGCCGGGACGCCGCGCCACTTCCTCGGGGGAGTCCTCCAGGGCATAGGCGCGCAAGATGGCGGTCACGGCGGGCGCGTTGTCGGGCTCGCACCACATCAGCAGATGCCAGTGCGGGCAACCGTCGTGATGGGGCTCCACGACGCGGATTCCGTAGATACCGATACCCTCGCGACCCAGCTTGGCGCGTGCCCTGGCCCACAGGTTTTGCAGATGGGCTTGCGCCTGGCGCGGGTCGGGGCGCTCGGCGCCTTCCCATTTGGGATTCTGGCGGGCGGTGCCCCGCCATACGGCGTGAAACCGGCTCGGGCATGTGAGCGTGACGAACAGGCCCACATGCCCCAACCGGATTGCCTCGGCCTCGGTGTCGGCAATGCGCAGCATCAGCTCGGCGCGGCGGTTGTTGGGATTGGCGAGCCCCACCTCGGCCAGCTCGGCGAGCGTGTACTCCTGGCCCAGCTCATTGACGGCGGCCACGGCTTCGAGCAGGCGGGCATTACGGGCGACCTGGCGGCGTCGGGCGCGGTAGCCCTCGTCACTCACGTATATGCCGGCGCGGTCGTGGACGCGGCCCAGCACGCGCTGCTGCTGCTCAAGACGGCGGGCGTTGAGGCGGCGTATCTGGCGGCGCCACCACAGCGGGCATGCAAGGCGGGCGATCTGGCCGCGCTCGCCCTCGGTGTCGGGCAGGGCGATGCCATGGGCGGCGCAGCGGCGGGCGGCGGCGTCCAGGGCGGCGGCATCGCCGCCCCTGGCGCGAATGCGGGCGATCTCGTCTGCCTGGCGCTCGGCGTGCGAAATGATGGCTTCATCGTCGTGGGTGCAGTACCAGGGGCCACAGCGCAGCAGGGCATCGGCGACGGCCTGGCGTTCGACGGCGGCGGCGTGGCTGGTCACAGGGTCAGCCCCAACTGCTCTTCCTCGAGCTTGGGCTCAGGTCGGTAGGTGCGCGTCATTCCCGCCTGGTGCACCTCGTCGGCCACGCAGTGCAGCTCCTGCGATGCGATCTTGAGCCCTCCGGCTGCCTGCTCGTCGCCGGCCTTGCGGAACGCCTTGGCCCGCTCCATGTAGCGGCAGGCCATGGCCCGCACCTCGTCGCGCATTTCGTCCAGGGCGGCTTTTCCGGTCTGATTCATGCCACCACCCCGCGCTCGCCATGCTCGATCCACTCGCGCCAGTAGCGCTCAGCGAGGGCAGCACGGCCTGCGGCCAGGTGCCACGCCAGATAGGCGGCCTCGCGGCCCAGCCACTCGGTATCGGCGCGGTTCGTATCGGCGCGGTTCATGACAGCACCCCCGCGGCGTCGTCAGCGGCGCCGAGTAACTCGTGGCCATCGGCCTCGGCTTCCTCGGCGAGCTGGTGAAACCGGGTCGCCAGCTTGCAGTACCAGTCGCCCAGGCCGGTGCCGGCGTGCACCACCATGGCGTCGAACAGGTATTCCGCGCGCTGGCGGAGCGTCTCGGCTTCCTGAAACGCCCGGTGGGCGGCTATGCGCTCAGGGCCGGCAGCGGTGTGCAGCTCACGGCGTAGAGCATGGAAAGCAGCGGGGGGAGTAATACCAGGGGTGGCGAAGGCATCGAGGGCATCCATAGGTCGCTCCGGTTCGCTTGTCGCTGGCGGAAACCCCGGGCGATCACTCCCGGGGCGGCCCGGTGGGGCCTATCCAGCGAACGGACGAACACAGGATATGCACGCGCCGAGTGCGTATGCAATTGGCGCGGACAGTCGTTAAGCAATTGCATAGTGGTCTATCCTTGGCGTGGAACGTCGCGTCCCCGGAGAATTAAAATGAATACCCTGGAACTATTGACACGCCTGAAAGCCGCGCACGGCGGGGCCTCCGACTACCGGATTGCCCAAATTCTTGGCGTGAAACATCAAACCGTCTATCGGTGGAAAAACGGGCAGGGAACGATGTCCGATGAAACCGGAATTCGCGTGGCTGAAGAGCTAGGAATCGACCCGAAAACGGTCGTTGTTGACCTGCACATTGAACGGGAGGCTGGGAACGTCGCGTCCCCGGTGTGGAAGGCGATTCGGCGGCAGCTCGAAATGGCTGCAACGCCCGTGGTTGTGGGCGTGGCGGGCTACGGGGGAGGGGTGCTGTTCGGCCTGCCGCTGATTTAACCCCCTATACATTATGCGAACCCATTGATGCGGCCCCTATGGCGGGCTTTATCGTGCCGTCACCCAATCCCGCCAATATCATCTCGCAATGGCGAACGCCCCGACCGGCAGGATCGGGGCGTCAACACTGACTGGTGGCGTTTGTCAGAGCGTCATCAATGTCAGAGTGGCTTGGTGTCGTCGGCTTCTTCGTGGGACGGGGCGTAGGAGCCATCCTCACGGTGCACTTCCTTGCCGGTCAGCCCCGGCGTGAAGACGCAGGCCAGGTGCATGGTCTTGAAGGCCCGCAGCAGATGCTCGTCGTGCTGGTCGAGAATGTAGATATCGCCCGGCTTGATCGGCCAGATTTTGCCGTCGGCCAGGGTTTCCACTTCGCCATCACCCTCGATGCAGTAGACCGCCTCGAAGTGGTGCTTGTAGTGGATGTGGGTTTCGGTGTTTTCGTAGATGCGCGTGATGTGAAACGAGCAGTTGCCGCCGTCATCGGCCAGCGACAGGCGCGTGCTGTCCCAGTTGCCGTTCTCGGCCTTGACCAGGCGATCTGTCTCGCGGGCAACTTCCAGGTTGCGGACAATCATGGGGAATCTCCGTAGGTTCCGGTGACAGGCCGGCCAGATGCCGGCCGATGACCGGGCCGCCGGGGAGCGTCTCGCTGCCCGCGCTCCTCGCGGCGGCCCTTTACACAGCTTAGCTGAGTGCCTGCTTGGTACTCTCTTCGAGGATATCCAGGCCCTTCAGCAGGTCCTCGTCGGGGATGGTCAGCGGGCACAGGCACTTGACCACCTCGCCATCCTGGCCGCTGGTCTCGATCACCAGACCGTTCTCGAACGCCTTGGCGGTGATCTTGTCCGCGATGTCGCCACTCCCCACGTCGATACCGCGCATCAGGCCGCGGCCGCGCTCGGAGGCCTCGATGCCCTGTTCGCGCATCCAGGCGGCGATCTTCTGGAAACGATCGGCAACCACCCTGCCCTTGCGCTGAACGTCACGCTCGAAGGTGTCGTCACTCCAGTACTGGCGCATGGCGGCGGCCGCCGTGGTGAAGGCCAGGTTGAAGCCGCGGAACGTGCCGTTGTACTGGCCGGGCTTCCACTTGTCGAGCTCCGGGCGCATCAGCACGTGGGCGAACGGCAGGCCGAAGCCGGAGAGCGACTTGGAGTTGGTGACGATGTCCGGGGTGATGCCGGCGTGCTCGAAGCTGAAGAACTTGCCGGTGCGCCCGCAGCCCGCCTGGATGTCGTCGATGATCAGCAGGATGTCGTGGTCGCGGCAGATGCCCTCCAGGCGCTTGAGCCACTCCAGGCCAGCGACGTTGATGCCGCCCTCCCCCTGCACGGTCTCGACGATGACCGCCGCCGGGGTGTCCAGGCCGCCCGACTTGTCGGCGAGCAGCTTCTCGAAGTAGTCCAGCGTGTCGATATGCTCGCCCATGTAGCCGTCAAAGGGCATGAAGGAGGAGCCCTGCGTGGGGATGCCGCCAGTGGCTTCGCGGAACTTGCGATTGCCGGTGGCGGCCAGCGCGCCCATGGTCACCCCATGGAAGCCGTTGGTGAAGCTGACGATGTTGTGCCGCCCCTTGGCAACACGTGCCAGGCGAATGGCCGCCTCGACGGCGTTGGTGCCGGTCGGCCCCGGCAGGTGCACCTTGTATTCCAGGCCGCGCGGCTTGAGGATCACCTCCTCGAGGGTCTCGAGGTAGTCGCGCTTGGCGGCGGTCCAGAAGTCAAGGCCGTGGACGATGCCGTCGCTGGCCAGATAGTCCATCAGCGCCTGCTTGAGGTGCGGGTTGTTGTGCCCGTAGTTGAGCGTGCCGGCGCCGGCCAGGAAATCGATGTACTCGCGGCCGGTTTCATCGGTCAGGCGGGCATTCTTGGCCTGGGTGAAAACCACCGGAAAGGAGCGCGAATAGGTGCGAACGTTGGATTCCATGCGTTCGAGGGTCTGGGTCTGCAT